CGTCATGGAAGGTAAAGGGGCAATTCAATTATAGTACCGTATTATACCAAAATAAGAAGAATGTGTCCTTTGTCGTCCCAGCACGGATCACGGGCTAAAATGCAAATTCCCCCTCTTGACAGTTTAAGACGAAAGTCTTATAATACAGACAAAGATAAGACACAAGTCTTAACCGCTTTGTATTCGTGAAGAAGAAACCAACGACATTAACGCCCGGCGAAGCAGAATTATTGGGACTGTTTTGGCAACATGGTCCGCTGACACTTTCGCAGACGCACGAAATTTACACGTCCGGCAACGGCACACCGGCACTACAAACGATCCAAACCCGGCTCAATCGGATGGTCGCGAAAAACCTTCTGCGACGGGAGGGAAGTTTTCCTGCTGTCTATTCCAGCCGAATCAACAAGGAAAATACACGTAGCATCTATTTCGATCTGATCGAAGAACTTGCCGGTAGCGATTTGGCTCCGCTCATGATGCACCTTTCGGAAAAAAGGTCGCTCACGGCGGAAGAAATTGATGCCCTTGAAAAAATCCTGCACAAAAATCGCAACAACGAGGAGAAATGACATGACAACGACTCTACTTTTTCATTTGGCAACCACGGCGATTGTTCTTGCCGTCCTTTATCCCTTGGTCGCGTTTCTTTTGTGGATCAGCCGACCGTCCTCGGCAAGGCTCTACCGCTTCGCTTGGAGCGGCGTGCTGGTGATCCCCTTTTTCGCACTGAGTTTACCAGTGGCGATTCCGGTGGCGGGGGAAGACGAACAGAGCCGCAATCTTCAGATTGCGCAAGAACGCCCAGCAAGGGCGGAGGAACGCAATCCGTTAGGATTGCATCTACGACGGGAATAAATTTACGTCAAAAAAGTTTCTACCCATTAAATACAAGGACAAGCCTAGTATAACGCTGTTATTCTAGGCTTTTTTTATTAAAAACACGCATTTCACCTTGTATCCCATTGACACAATCAACTTCTCACGTTATCATACTTTTTCAAATTATTGTGTAATAATTAGTGCAACATCGAAAGGAGCGGCTATGGGAAGTTTAATCAAAATCTGGAAAACAATTGTAATGCCCCCCGGGGCGACGGTCAAGCGGGATGGGACAGTAACGTGGACAGTCAAAGGTAAAAGGCGCACTGGTAAACAGACCAAGACAGGAAGCGTGAGTGTCCAATCAGATACGTGGACGGCACAGTTCACGGACGAGACCGGCAAGATTCAACGGATTTCTACCAAGACCACCGTTCGCAGTATTGCGGAGCAGATTCTTGCCAAGTATCAAACCGAGGTCGACCGCATTCGTACCGGCGTGGCTACCCGTGAAGAATTGTCGAAGATACATTTGCGGCACGTTACCCTTGAAAAGGCACTGGAACAGTTTCGTACCAAGATGGTTGCCAGTGGAAATACCGACTCGCATATCTGCGTGACTCGTAAACATATTGATCTCATTTGTAGCGAAACCGGCATTGCCTCTTTGACGGATATTCGCCGTGAAACCGTTGAACGTTGGATTGCTACGGAAGTCCAAAAGAAGGAACGTTCACCCAGTACCATCAATAACTACTTGACAGCGTTCAAGTCCTTCGCCCAATACCTTGTGGACATTGAACTCTTGGCGACCCATCCGCTCAAATCGATTCGGCACTTAAATCAAGAACTTGACCTTCGCAAAAAACGTCGAGCAATGACCGCAGAGGAGATAGAACGATTGTTCCAAGCGGTAGCCGCCAGCGAAAGTCGAACGAAAATGGATACCAGAGAGCGTCTTTTGATTTATCGTCTCTTGCTTGGTACGGGGTTACGATCAATGGAGTTATCATTGCTCACACCGAATCAGATTGATTTCGAACGTTGCCGCCTCCGAGTTGAAGCCGCTAAAACGAAAAACAAAAAAGCGGATGTGTTGCCCATTCGATTGGATTTAGTGCAGTCTCTTCAAAAGTGGGTGAAAGAACTCGGTGTCCAGTCTCACGAACGCATTTTTCATTACGCCGCCGATGCTCTTCGTTACTCGTTTTACAAAGATTTGAAAGCGGCGGGAATTGAACGTGTCGGGACAGACGGGAGAAGTCTCGACGTTCATTCACTTCGTAAGACGTTTGGGACAATGCTCGCACTAGCGGGGGTTCCGTTGACAACGGTACAACGTTTGATGCGGCATTCGACACCGCTGCTTACCGCAAAATTGTATATCGACGTTGACCCAACCAATATGATGCAAGCACTGGATCAGTTACCTGCGTTTGGTTCAGTCTATTTTGAATCCCCGTAGTGAGTCCCGTAACGACAATCTTTGCGAATCCCCAGAATGAAATTCTTGTCGTTCAGGGACGTGGGTCGAAAAAATTCTTGACGGACTCCAATGCTGGGGTAGTATATCGGGAGAATTGATTGCTGGTGTGAACGCAAGCGGCAATCAAAAAAGGCGTTCCCTTGTAGTGATTGCAACACTTCAAAGGAACTGACGCAATCATAGGTCAAGTATGATAGACGCTATTTGAATTGTACTCTCACGAGTCCTTCTTTCAATAGTCCCTATCCTACACAACGGCGCAATCTTTGCGCAGAGAGCGAGGACAGCATGGACATTCACGAACGTATTACGGAAAGAATTCTTGCGCAGTTAGAAAAGGGAGTCATTCCTTGGCGCAAAACGTGGCATGGTTCACAACCGATTAACTATGTCAGTCGAAAATCATACAGGGGAGTGAACTTATTGCTACTCCCTTTCGGCGGGGAGTGGTTGACGTTCAAACAAGCGAAAGACGCTGGCGGACGTGTCAAAAAAGGGGAGAAGGCGAGCATGATCGTCTTTTACAAAATGATGGAGAGAGAAGACGAAAACGGGAAAAAGACCACGTTCCCCTTTTTGCAATACTCCAACGTGTTCCATGTGCGTCAATGCGAAGGAATAGCAAGCAAGTTAGAACCGGACAACACCAGCGAGAACGTCGCCCCTATTGAAAAAGCGGACAGTATGATTGCCGCATACGTCAACCGTTCCGGCGTAATCATGAGCCATGTTGACGGCAGCGACCGGGCTTGTTACCAGCCGAGTACGGACACGATCACCCTGCCGGTTATCGGACAGTTTGAAAGCGCAGAGGAGTATTATAGCGCAGCGTTTCATGAGTGCGGACATAGTACGGGACACCGTACCAGACTCGATAGAATTACGGAGACCGCCGCTTTCGGGAGCCAAACGTACTGCCGAGAAGAACTGGTCGCCGAAATGTTCGCTTGTTTCATAATGAATTTGGCAGGGGTCGAAATTCCTGCAACCTTTGCGAATTCCACCGCCTACATAGCGGGGTGGAGTAAAAAATTGAAGGAAGACGTGAAAGCCATTTTGAGCGCATCCAGTCAAGCGCAAAAAGCCTCCGATTTTTTCCTCGGAATCAAAACAGAAGATTCAAAGCAATCAGAAAACGATCATTGACCATCTCCCTTTTCCCCGTGCCATGCCGGTGCGGGGAAAGGATTCAACTATTGGGGAGTTATTCCCTCCCCTCTTTCCGCCCGGTGTTGTGCGCAACACTGAACGGAACGGGGGCAAAACCGGACTTCCGTTTACTACCTGTAACCAGTGCGCTCCCGGTGCGCACTAACGAAAACCACTTAACCCCGCATTGCGGGAGGAGGGACATTATGAAAATTCAGTTTTCACCGAAGGATTTTTTGCGGCTTTTCAAACATGCCGCCAGTGCAGCAGCGGCAAGGGATACAAAGCCAATACTGCAAAACGTCAAGATTATTGCCGATAAAGAAGTCGGCGCAATCCTGATGGCAACCGATACCGAAATCGGAATCCGTATCCGGCTTGACGTTAACGTGTTAGAAAACGGCATTGCACTTTTGCCGATCAAGACACTGCGTACCATTCTCGATTCCACAAAGGAAAAGATTCTGACAATGGAAAGTGTCATGACTGTACAGGGCAGCGGCTCCGTTGTTTTGTACGGACAGCATGAGCGGCACGAGTTATGCACGTCTGACCCTGACGAATTTCCGAATGTCGAAGAGTTCACAGCGGAATCCTACCATGAGTTGGAAGCCGATGACATGAAAACGCTGATTCAGCGCACTGTTTTCGCAATCGACAAAGACAATCCGAGATATGCGCTCGGCGGAGTCTGTTTTGAAGACGATGGTCAAAATATCGTCGCTATTGCAACCGACGGTCGCAGACTCGCCGTGCAAACAACCGACCGTTGCATGATTCACGGCAAACCGACCATCGGAAAGTCCTATAAGAAAACTCTTGACGGTGGGACAGAGCAAGAGCGAATCGATTACCCGATAGTCGGCATATCTGCACTGAACCTACTCCTGAAAGTCCTCAATGACAAGTCCTTCAAAAGGCAGAAAAAGCACATCTATTCCAGCACCGTGAAAATGGTGTTTGACGACCACCGAGTCCTTTTCCATTGCGAATCAACACACGGCAACGAGCAGATTACAATTTTTTCCCGGTTGCTTGAAGGGAAATTCCCGAAGTGGCGGGGCATTATCCCTGACACGGAAAACCCGATGGCGTGCGCCGAAGTGAACAGCGACGCATTGCTTGCGGCAGTCAAGAACGTTCAGGGAGTTACCACCGCCCTCGAACCCGGCATTTACGTGACGTTTGAAAACGGGTTGATGACGTTAGAGGGGCGAGGCAAGGAAAAGGGGAACGCAAAGACCTCGATTGTCGCAGATTGCAAAGGAAAGGCGACATTCAAAATTGACCATTCGTTCTTGACCAGCATGTTGAAAACACTGGACAACACCTACATTACAATCCATTGCACCGGCGATAACCCTCTGTTGATCGAAACGGACGGCGAGAATTACACCTACGTTGCCATGCCGTTGAGTGGCGAAAAAGATGTACCGAGTCCGAATCAAGCGTGGGACGAACATGGCGTTGACTTGAAAGCGGAGGCGAAAGCACAACAAGAGCGGGAATGGGAAGAGCAGAAACAAAAAGTGGGATGGGAAACGGAATCTGCAATCGACACCGTTGACGAAGTGCCACTCGATAGTAACGGCGACGTAACAACGGACTATTTTCATGAAGAGATGCCTAACACTTTCGTTATTCCCGTCAATGGGACTATCGGGCATTTCGACGAATATGGCGTGGACTATCCGCATTTTTGCCCTGACGAACATCTGTTTCGGTCGGAAATCGACCATGACGGCACAATATGGTTTATGGAATGGGACTGCATACCCGGCAAACGAATTGTCCCGCACTGGGAACGTCCTGACCGAATCACGTCTCCGCCCATTCCTATTGACGAAAATGGATATGTGACGTGGGAATATCAGGAATCGTTCGATGACGGAGTTCCACTTTCCGTGATTGACCCGGCAACCGGAATACGGGGAGAGTACGAGATGGAGTTGCCCCGTTTTTTGTCGGAGGAGTCTCTGTTTCGTACAACGGGCAAGTTGAGCGATGGGCAGTCCGTTGTCATGGAATGGACTTGCATACCGGGCAAGCGGCGACTGGAAATAATGAAAACGGATGGCATAGGAACGATAGATGATTGGACAAGCCCAAGTCGGATCATTCCGTTGGACAGATTCACGGACGAAATAATCGAACGGGGTGGCTTGCTTGCGGAGACGGAGGATGAAAACGAAGTCTGCCAATGGTGCGAAGAGTCCCGATGTGCTTGCGATTATGAAGACGAACCGAGTGAATGGGCAACTGACGATGCGGACAATTCGGAAACGGAGGGAGAGCCGTCGGCAGAGGCGGAATCGCAGTGGTACGAAACAATCATACCGGAATCCTTGCCCGACGCACCGACGGCGGAATTGGAAACCGAATCGGATACAGAGGAAATCGACGATGTGGAACTGCGGTTTGAAGAATTGGAAAATCATATTGCTTCAATCATGGAAATATACAACGACGGAGCAGTGGCTTTCTTTGCGCCGAAACAGCGTTGCCAAAGATTGCTATCGGACATGATGGCAGTCATTGTCGAATACGAAGACGTATTTTCATGGCTGACACAACAGATTCAAGCAGAGTCAGAATCGGAATCGGAATCGGAAAGTCCCGATGACACGCCCGATCCTCCGCTGGCGCAATCCTTTGTAGCAGGGACAGTCTCACGACCGGCAAGCAAGCCGATGGCGTTACCGAAACTGAAACAGAAGGCGATGCAATGGACATAGCCTATCGGGGGACGGGAGTTGTTTCTCTCCACTCCCGCCCCCGTTGCCTTTGTGAGAGAAAATTTTAACCATTGCGTACACAATGCGCACCAAAGGAGCCAAAACAATGAGACTTATCGACAAATACCGCCCGGCGACGTTTGCGGACGTGGTCGGCAACCAAAAAGCAATCAACCGAATTTATCGTGCCGTTGACGAAAATGACGGATTCGGCGGACTGGTCATTATGCTGACGGGGCAAACCGGTAATGGGAAAACGTTGCTTGCCGACCTTATGGCGGCAGACATTGACGGCGAACTGTATCGCCCGGACTGCACGAAGGACGGAGAGACAGCGATTCTGATAGACCAGATTAAACAGGACGTGATGCAGGACACCATGTTTTCCCATCAAACGGTTTACATTTTGGACGAGGCGGACAAGTTGCACCCGAACAACATTGCAAAGTTGAAAACGGTGATCGACACGATTGACCGCCGCCGACAAGCGAATCTTCCATGTAATGTTACGGTGATTTTTACTTCGGCAAAGACAAAGAGTCAGTTGACCGCAGTGCAACAGAGCCATTGGGACGAACTGTACACCCGTTGCGTTGTTTGCAAGACCGGGATTTTACCGGCGGAACTGGACAATTACTTTGCGGCGTTGACCGGCGGGAAAGTGCCGAATATCAGCAAGCGGATTCCTGTCTGTTCCATGCGGGCGGCATGGGAACATATCGAAGAGAACGAAATCGACATTGTGGATTGACGGAGGCAAAGCGATGCCGAAATACAAGCAACTATTTTTACCGACTTTCCGAGCGGAACGGATTATTCCTGACCGCAAAATAATACCGCACAAACGGCGAGGAGTCATTGTGCGGTATCGGGTAAAGACAAAACAACGGTATCGAATCCGTTGGGATTGATGATCGTGTACCGGTTCGGAGGATTCCGGTTTATCGAAAAATCCTCATTTTTCCTGACCCACTGTGGGAATGGAACAAATTTTAACTGCGCTGAAAATGCGCACCAACCAAAGAAAGGGCTTTTTTATGAAAATTCATGTTAGACCGCAGGACTTCGTGGCGAAATTTCGGCTTGCTACCTCTGTGGTGGCAAGCACGGACATTGCCCCGATCCTCCAATTCGTCAAGATGACCGCCGACAAAGAAAACGGCGTAACCTTGCAAGCGACGGACGGCGAGGTGGCAATCCGGCTCGATGTCGATTGCAACGGATTTTCCCAAGACGGCGAGGCGTTGCTCCCGTCCAAAAGATTTTTGCAAATCCTTGATGCAACCGATGAGGAAGAGTTGACGATCAACCACACAGACAGCGAGTTAAAAATTGTCGGCGCAAAGGAAAAATATACCTGCAACGTCTCACCGCCGGGCAAGTTTCCCGACATTGAGGAGTTTGAGGAGTCTGCCTATCACGTCATTCCGGCAAATGTTTTGCGGGAAACAATCCGGCGGACAATCTTTGCGATTGATTCTGCCAACCTGAAATACGCTCTCGGCGGTGTCTGCTTTGAAGTGAACGACCGTACCATTTCCGTTGTTGCGACCGATGGGCGGCGGCTTGCTTGGCAAGAAAGTTACGGCAAGTGCGTCAACGACCACAAAGCCGAAAAAGCGATTATTCCTGCCAAAACGTTGCAAGTCCTTGACCGGATTTTAAGCGATAAGTGCTTGGGAGAGGACGAGGACGTAAAAATGGCATTGCACGTTTCCGTCGATGACCGGGACATGATTTCCGGGACTGTCATGTTTCAATGTCAGGGCATTACGTTGTATTCCCGGTTGCTACAAGGACGTTTTCCGAAATGGCGAGAAGTCATTCCTCAAACGGACGGCAGTGTACCCGCTATGCTCCAATGTGGCGAGTTGCTTTCCGCCGCTTTGAAAGCGCAACTGGCAACCGACAACGATCATCCGGGTATCCAGTTCACGTTCGACGGACACCGCTTGACATTACAAGGACAGGGCAGGAAAACAGGTGTTGCGGAAATTGAATTGGACAACGTCCATTGCGAACAGCCCAAGACACTCATGCTCGACGCAAAATTCATGACTAGTTTTCTGCGGGGCTTGTCCGCCGACACGGTGCTGTTCATGTATCTTCCACCCGACAATGATCCGGTAAAAATTACCGCCGACGGCGACGGATATACTTACGTCGTTATGCCGATGTCAGATCAATAACACCACACTATTCTCGCCTCGCCGTCCATGTTTTGGCGGCGGGGCGGGGAAATTTCACAGAATCGGTGTGTCAGTCAATCTCGCAACGGCAATGAATGTATGAAGTCGGTTTTTCTTTATTTTTGCGAACCGCTGTGGGCGGTAATCTAATACATGACACGATCCGCTTTTGTATTCCATTCGTGGAATAATTCGGCACACTCTTTTTGATCAACGATTACAGGGTGAAGTAATGGACTGTCGGCAGAGCCATCCATTAACTGATAGATAAACTCGTCATCGAACCCGCCAACAGTGGAATCATGTCTGTCCGCTCCGAAGTACAATTTTTTGATACCCGCCCAGTGGATTGCCGACAGACACATTGGGCATGGTTCGCAAGTGCTATACAGTGTACAATCGGACAGGTCGAACCGTCCCAGTTTTGCCGTTGCTTTGCGAATGGCAACGATTTCGGCGTGGGCGGTTGGATCGTTCGTGCCGATGACTTCGTTGTGGGCGACGGCAATTACTTCGCCTTTGCGAACAATGACTGCCCCAAAAGGTCCACCCATGTTTGCCTCCATTCCTTTTCGGGCGGCTTCAATTGCCAGTGTCATATAGGGGTTCATTGGTATTTGACTGTGAGAGTTTCTTTCGTTTGGTGATACATAATTCAAATTCTGCGTCGAGCAGTGCTATTTCGTGATACCGCCTACCGCTGGCATCATAGAAAAGAACATGGTTTTGTTCACTATCCCAGATAGCACTGATTGTTACGGCACGCGGACCGTGTAGCCAAAACATGACACCGCATTGTTCAGAATTGCCTCGTGTCAGAAGTTTTTCTGTTGTCGAAAATGCGTCGGCTAACAAGTTATGGTCATGGCAAATCTTCCGATAGACAAAGGATTTCAAATCCTCAAAGGAGCGGATTGATTCTTTCGATGCGACTGCCATATTACCGGTTCAATACTCCTGAATGAGACACCCTGCTCTCTGCGGTATCGTCAACTTCGAACGGGGTCTTTTGGAAATACTGGACATCGGCATAATCGACATATTCGACGCAACTGTCCGGCTAATAAAGTATTGCTGATCCCAACGATGAGGATGCAAAAATGCAGTCAGGTTGCCCAAAATTCTCTGCCGCTGTGATGGGATTTTTCATAGCGAGTAGTCCCATGATGGCGGCTTCGACCGCTGCCGAGCGGGAGATTCCTTTTTCGGCAGTATAGGCATCGACCTGTTGGAGTAACGCCGGATCAATCGTCAATGAAACCACTTTTTTTGCAACGTCCCCCACAGGTTGACGACCCGCCCTTGACTGTTTTTTTGTATATGGCATAGTACACGCAATCCTACATTCATTTTTTACTTTGTCAATTTTGCCATGCAACTGAACGAAATTTTGGAACAGGTTCGTGTCGGAGACACTTTTTATCAGGAATCGAAACCGGAGATTCTCTATGAACGGATCGGGACATTGATTGAACGAGATGGACTCGGCTGGGCAAGGCTCGAAGGCGACGGTATGAACTACGACTGGGTAATCATCCCGGAACAACGAATTGAAGAAGACATTCAAGCGGCGGACTGGACTCTTCAACAGAGTAGCCGGGAAGAACGCCCCGCTCCGGCAAAAAAGCCAAGATTACGCCCACTTTTAACCGAAAAAACCCGGCATGCGTGGATTTTTTATGATCAGATCGAAGCACCGAAACAATCGTAACCACTATGGATACAACAAGTTAGGACAGCCAATGGTCATATTTTCCATTGTGGGGTTTTCGGATGGGAAACGAGTTTCCTATATTTAGTAGGCGTTTTGCAAAACACCTACTAAATGCTACCGCGAGACTTTTTTCGTCGAAATTACTTGACTTCGCCGAAAAACAATCTAAAATGTTCATATCGTTGGGGGCGGTCTCCTTCGATGTAATTTTTGTATGGTTAGCATGCGTATCATGCTGCCTCTGTGAGTTGGAGAATCAACTCTTGATTTTTTCGGTTCTGACATCGAGCAAAAATCAAGGGCTGATTCTCCTTTCTTTTTTGCGCCGTTGCCTTGACCGGCTGACTATTTTGTGCGGTGTCCTTCAATGTCTGGAAAAACAGGGAATCCCACATTGCCCCCGATTTTGACGAGAAACGCCGCATCGAAACGAATGTTGGAAACAAGAAAAAGGAAAAAACCGTACTACGCATTGAGTGGAATCCATTCGCAGCACGGTGCAATCCCAGTTAGAAAACCAGAACCGCTCTCATTATAGGGTTTTCCGCCCGTATCGTCAAGCGCAATTCTGGCAACGATGACGGTACGGGCAAGGAAAATGTCATGGAAAATCTGATTCTGCTCTCTTTCCCAGAGAATGCGCAGGGGGATTCCCCCGCAAAATTCCCTGCTGATGTCGATGTTGCGTCCAGAATCCGGCGGCGCGATTTATCCCGGTCACTGCGAAGCAATGCCCCAAAATCCGGTATTCACGTCCTCGGTGCGCCGCCGAAATTCGCTAGTCGGAGAATTTCATGCCTCGTACATTGAACATTTGCCAATCCCTTATGCCAGCGATACAACAACGATAGATCACATACTCCTAGCTGAACAACATTTTTGCCCAACCTCCTCAATGACCACCGTATCGCTTTCACAACCGGAAATCGTTGCTGAACTGCTTGAAATTCAAGCAGAGCGGAGACGGCTTGAAGGAAGAGAAACGGAATTATTGACGTTGTTACAAGAACAGAATGAAAGCATAAAAAATCCTGTCCCACTCATTTTTGGCAAGAATGTCATTACATGGGAAGGCGGGGCTTTGTCCATCAGAGGTAATGGCTATCTATTTTTGAAGGTACTTTATGAAGCGGATGGGATGCAACTGACAGAAGATGCAATTTGTGGAATGGTTTGGCGGCAAGATAAAGACCCCGATCATCACACGTTTAAAGAAAGCGTTCGTTGGCTCACAGAAAAACTTGAAAAGGCAAGATTTCCGTATCAACTGTTACCTGTGATGAGTGAAGGAGGAACGATACCAATCGGAGAAAAATTTCGTAATGGCAAACAAAAACTAAAACACGTTCGACCTGAAATTATAGGAGTCAAATTGAATGCCAGAAAAAAATCTGCAAATCTGTCCATTAACTTATAGGGGAGTTGGTACAATGCCCGTCGTTGCTTGGCAGCAACTGTTTCGGCGGAACGCCAAACCGAATTTTTGCGGTTGTCCCAACGTTCTCGTCGCTGCTGCCAAGCCAACAGAACAACTAGAAGGGGCAATCGCATTTTTTGTTCATAACTAAAAAAACATGACAAGCAAAGCACCAAAAACACAACGGAGATATGGAATACCTGTTGGCTATATCGGAACCGCAGAAGTCCGGGCATTGCTCAACAAAGGTCAAACAACGATTTGGAGAATGGTCAACGACGGACGATTGCCGAAGCCGCTTCGGGACGGAAAAATCAAAATTTGGGATGAGAAGGAGATCAAAAATTGGATCAGGCATGCCAAATTTTGTCGAAAAAAATGATTTACGGCTCGTTCGGGTTGTGTATGGCGAGGTAAGTCGCGGCAAGCCTTGGTTGGGTCAGGTTAGGTGAGGTATGGTTTTTATTTCATTTTCAATTCCCGCTGGGAATGGTGGAATAAATAGAAGTGATTATAACCAGCAAAAACAATATGAAACAGATTGTCATCAAATTATCCCAAAGCATCAATAGCGTCGCAGAAGCCGAGCAAGCCCGGAAAACGCTCCGAGAACAGGACATGCGGCTCAAGGTTGCCATCGAGCGTGAACGTCTGAAAGGGGTTTGCCCGATTGTACGGAATCTCAACCGCCGTCTTGCCAAAGGAGAAGTTCTGTACTTCAGGTTTTGCGGCGGCAAATACCACGACGTTTGTACAAAAAACGACGGCAAGCGTTTCGGACTCCGTAAGGATGGTGGTCTCGTTTGCGGCAGTCACGACGAATTCGAAAAATACACGGCAATCGACCGTGTTTACAAATTGAACCTCGACGACAAGTCCGAACTCCTTTACGAGAAAGCCTCCTAACAAGGTCAGGCGTGTCACCGCAAGGCAAAGATTTTCACATACAACTTCAACCTTTAGCAAACATGAAAAAACATGGCAACTTCAACAAAGAGCGACACACGGCTCGAAGCCGTAACCAGAAAAGTTACTTTGACCGGATTAACGAACCTGATGTTCGACCGGTACGCGGGGGACAACAATACGAAACTCGACTGGACACAGAAAATCTATCTGATTCCGGGAACGAACGTACTTTGCCTCCCGACCACGAACATCGTTTCGTTCTTATCAAGTCATAACACGAATTCCGCTCCGAAGCGTCTTCGGGATGCACGGCAGTTCAAGAAGATATGTAACGCTTGTTTGTCATTCGTTACAGTCAAGGCAGATGGCAAGAACCTGGATTACATTCCAATCTTGCGGAATGGAAAGCCCATCGAAGTTGGCAAGTTCGGCGACGATGCGGAGCCGCTATCGGGATTATACCTTGATCGGCGGGTTGCCCGGCTTGAAAAAGGCATCCCAAATCCGAAAGAGCGTCCGGTGTTGCCGTTGGATTGGGCGTTGAATTTCACGCTGACAATCTATCCGAACAAGGAAATCAAAGAACAGGAAATCTATAACCTATTCGTTGAAGGCGGAATCGCCATTGGATTGGGAACATTCCGGGGCGTGTTCGGGAAGTTTGAAGTAACGCAATGGGAATAAACTACACGGCGTGGCGAGGCATGGTCAGGCACGGCAGGGCTCGGAGGGGAAAGGCTGGTCACGGCTCGGCATAACAAGGCAAGGTTTTTTCTGTTTGTTAGTTTTCGACTGCGAAAACGGCAGAATAAAAAAACATTTTTAACCAGAAGAAAGGAAACCAAATTCATGTCACTTACAAAAATTATTAAAGGCATACAACCAGAACCTTTTCGATTGCTTATCCACGGAACCGAAGGTATTGGAAAATCGACGTTTTCCGCTTGCGCTCCTGATCCGATTTTCATTCAAACCGAAGACGGACTTTCGCAAATTGACGTTCCAAGATTTCCGCTTGCCGAGTCGTTCGATGCGGTACTCGAAAACTTGAATGCGCTCTTGACCGAAAAGCACAGTTTTCAAACGGTCATTATCGATTCGGTCGATTGGCTCGAAAAACTTGCCGTTCAAAAAGTGCTGGAAACGTACAAAGGAAAAGCGTCGATTGCGGACATCGATTACGGCAGAGGTTATGCCATGCTTATTCCGCTCTTTGAGGCGATCATCGACCGGCTCAACCAGTTGCGGCGGGAGCAAAAGATGAATATCGTTTGTGTTGCCCACAGTAAATTGGAAAAAATTGTTGATCCGACTGGTGCATCTTATGATCAATATGCGCCAAGATTGGACAGGCGAATCAATGGTTTGCTACGCGAATGGTGTGATCTTATCATTTTTGCATCCATTGAAATTTCTCGGTCAACCGAGAAAGACGGTTTCAATCAACGTGTCATTGCCAAAGCAGTCAGAGACAAAAGCGGCAATGACCGGGTTCTCATTCTCGAATCGACACCAGCAATCGTAGCTAAATCCCGTTATCGACTGCCTGTGAAGATGCCGTTAGATGGCGAGGCGTTTTTCGCAACTCTTTGGGAAATGATTTATGGGACACAACAGTGAGGCAAGGTCGGGCATGGCAAGTCGGGGTCTGGTCTGGTAAGGCGAGGTTGGCTTCGGCGAGGTGTGGTATAGCGTGGCTTGGTGCGACATGGTCAGGTATGGTTTTATTCTGTTTTCAGTTTTCGAGTGAAGACGGCAGAGTAAGAAGATTTTCAAAAGGAAGGAAAGAAACATGACAAAGAAAACAGAAATTTCTGATGCGACCAACGATGGGAAACGCATTATTGAGGCAGGATGTCCTTATTCCATTGAGGTTACGGTTCAGGGAGTCAGCGACCTGCTGTTTCATCGTTGGAACGTTGATGCAATCGAAGCGAAGGCAAAGGCACCGAAAAACAGTAAAGAGAAAAAGTCGGACGATATTGAGTCGTATGTCTTTCGGAATGACGCTGGAGAATTGTGTTTGCCCGGTGAGTATTTCCGGCAAGCGATGGTCAATGCAGCGAAGTTTTTACAAGACCCCCGCAGTCCTCGTAAGAGCGCGATGGACTTATTCAAGTCCGCAGTGTTCTCGACGAGTCCACTTTGCTCACTTGGCGTGAGGGCATGGGATTACGAAGACCGCCGACGAGTGACGGTGATGCGAGCGGGAATCACACGCATTCGACCAGCACTGAAAGCGGGTTGGAAATGTACGGCAACTTTCATGGTTAATTTACCAGAATACGTCAACGAGTCCCTGTTTTTGCAAACACTGAATGAAGCGGGGCGACTTATCGGAGTCGGCGATTTTCGTCCAACGTTTGGACGATTCATCGTCACAAACTTCCGGCAATTTACCTAAAACACGCTGTATGGTGTGCTTGGGCAATACGAGGCAAGGTTTTTTTCACCACTTTAACCCTTTAACGAAGAGAGGAAATTGAGATGAGTAATACAGTGAATGACTTTTTGGGATTCAATCCCTACGAAACTGAAGCCGCCGAATCATTTGAGGGGCGGCAAGAGCCAATTCCGAACGGCACTTACAAAGCCGTTGTAACTTCGGCGGTTCGTAAACACAACAAGAACAATACCGGATGGTTTTGGGAGCTTGTGTTCACGATCATCGAAGGACAGCACGAAGGCAAGACAGTCGTCTTTCGTTGCAACATGGTGAATCCGTCAGAAGAAGCCGTTGCTATTGGGCGGGGGCAGATGCGGCGGTTCTTGGATGCCATTGGCAATCTTGAACCGAAAGATGAAAGCGAACTCTGCCATATTGCGGTGTCAATCACCGTAGGTTGCAAGAAGGACACTTACGTTAATCGCAAAGGGGAAAAAGCCGAGGGTATTTTCAACGAGATCGCAAAAATTGATCCGTATTTCAAAGAATCTTCGAAGGAAGAGGTAACGGCAAAAGAACAATCCAAGGCTCCGCCTTGGAAAAGATAAAAAGCCATCGTTGATGCGGCATGCCGGGATAGGGTAGGGACAGGCATGGCAAGGTCGGGTTAGGCTTGGTATGGCAAGGCGTGGTCTTTTATTCCATTTTCAGTCCTTGAATGCGATGGCGGTGGAGTAATGAGGGATTTGGTTTAACAGTGTAGGAAATAATGGCACAAAAGCAAAGGATAAATTCGAAGCGTAAGGGATCAGCGGCAGAACTGGAACTGTCGAAAATCCTGACCAAGCGGTTTGGCAGGTCGTTCGCAAGAGTCGGAGTATCGTCTGGTGCAAGACCGAAACAGGTCTCACTCGACGGCAATGCGACAGAAATTTTTACGGGCGATCTGATCGTGCCGGACGGTTTTCGATTTTCCATCGAATGCAAGGCTGTCAACAAAAACATTGACTTCCTTGACCAGTCGACACTGTTGGACAAGTTTTTAGAGCAAGCAACGAAAGACGCTCTGAGCATCGGGAAACTACCGATGGTCTGCTGGAAAAGGAATCGCAAAGGATGGCTTGCGATTGTACCTGTACCGGCATTTTCTCGTAGTGAACTACCGCTTTACTGCGGGTGTTACAACCGGTGGTTCGTTTGCAAGTTGGAAATACTGCTGGAAGTGGATGATAGTTTCTGGTTTGAGGAGGACGTAGCACAATGACACCATTTGACCGCTTTGAGCAAAACATTGACGCGATGTATGGCGTTTCGCTTTTGGAGTTCGTCCTACTTGCCTCCACAAACCGTGAAGACCGTTATGCGCTCTGTCAGAGTGAACAAGACTGTTTGAAACGATGCTGGTTTCCGCTAGACAGACCGATGCCGGACGGCTGGTTTGTTATTAAGGATTCGCTGCTTACGGAAAAACCGTATGTGCCGAAGTTCGACAAGGATTACAACGGACGGACTGTTGTGGTTGATAGTGATGGCTCAAAAATACTCAACGGAAGGTGAAACAGAAAAATGACAATGGAACAAGTAACCATCGGAAACGCGACGCTCTACTGCGGCGATTGCATGGAACTGCTCCCGGAAATTCCGACGAACAGCGTTGATACCATCGTGGTTGATCCCCCATTCTTTCAAGGGTTCAATCATAACGGCTCACGCAGCGAACGTGCGGATTTGAGCATCGGCAAACCGTTTTTCAATCTGTTCTTTGAAAACATGGATCGTGTGTGCAAAGACGAAAGAGCGGTTTATGTCTTTTGTGATTGGAGAACGAACGGGTTTTTCATGGACATGATGAACGACTATGTTCCGGTAAAAAATTCGCTTGTCTGGGTTAAACATGTCGGTACAGGAAGTTTTTATCAAAACTCGCATGAATTGATTTTGTTCCACTGCAATACGACACGACGTTTTCCGTGTTCCAATGTCCTCACCGGTATCAAATCATTCAACGGCGGTGCCAAAGTGACCAATGGCGAAAAAGTCCATCCGACACAAAAGCCGGTGGAATTGATCGAAAAGTTTCTCGCCGACTCCACACAGCAAGGGATGACCGTGCTTGATCCCATGATGGGGAGCGGCACGACTGGCGTTGCTTGTGCAAGGATGGGCAGAGCCTTTATCGGAATCGAACAGCAGAGAAAGTATTTTGATATTGCTTGCAAACGAATCGAAAAGGCGTATGCCGGGTTCAAGGATCAATTTTATGAGGTACGAGAATCGGTGGAAACGAATGAACTATTTACTTCACGCATTACTGACACCATACCGGTCTGTCATTTCAACGGTAATGAGCCGTTGGAGCATTAGAAAGGACGAACCAGCCACACAGAAGGAGGCAAACGCATGAAAATCATCCGAGTTTTTCCGCGAAAAACAAGACTGACACCAGACGACGAAAACGTCCGTGTAGCATGCGAACCCGGCTTTTTCGACGAAGCCGACGAAGTTCACGTTTCGGTGTTGTTTGAAGAGGATTTACAGAAGGCGGAGCGGCTTGCAAAGGCATGGTCAAAAATCGCACCGGTTCGGATTGGCGGAGTGGCGACCGGCGCACGCGGCGGCGATTTCGTGCCGGGCATGTACGTTAAGCAAGGAGCGGTTATCACTTCGAGAGGTTGTCCGAATCGGTGCTGGTTTTGTTCCGTGTGGAAACGAGAGGGAAACGAAATTCGGGAACTCCCGATCACGGATGGTTGGAATGTTTTGGATGACAACCTTTTGCGGTGTAGCGAAAAGCATGTTCGAAACGTGTTTGCCATGTTGCACCGACAATCCGTGCCGGTGCAATTTACAGGCGGTCTTGAAGCGGCGGCGTTGCAAGATTGGCATATTGATTTACTGGTGAAATTACAACCGAAGCAAATGTTTTTTGCATACGATACGCCGAACGATTGGGAAGCACTTCAATACGCCGGAAAGAAACTGAATCGTGCAGGATTTACGTTGGCATCCCGCATATTGCGGTCTTACTGTTTGATCGGCTATTGCAATGACACGTTTGACCTGGCAGAGAAACGTTTGCGAGACTGCTGGCAAGCGGGCTTCGTTCCAATGGCAATGCTTTATCGGGACGGCAAAAACGAACCGACGAGGGACTGGAAACGGTTTTCAAGAGTATGGGCAAGACCGGCAATTATCGCCTCAAAAATGAAGGAGAACTGCTATGAATAAAAATCCAACGACGTTATTGCGTTGTCCACGATGCAAAAAACTGCCGCAGAATCATACCGATCCAACCATCGGCTACATCTACGGATGCTGTCGTGTCGCATTGCTTACAAAATTTTCAATGTTCCAAGACGTTGCCGCCGCTCGCTGGAATAAACGTGTCTTGAAATATCGAGAACAGATGGATGGTATGTGCCATCCGTCAAAAGAATCAAACGAAGAACTTTAACCAACAATCGAAAGAAAAACGTATTATGAACACACATGAAATACACGGCGAAGCCGAACTTAAAGAACCCCGTGCCGATCCACTTGTTTATGAACTTCCCCAGTTCCTATTCAAGTACCCCGGTATTGCAGATGTGGGTACTTCAAAAATAATGGGACAGCGAACCGTACATTTAGCAGGGTTTCTTACAACATTGCCTCATAGAACACTATCGCAATGGTGTAAGGAGAATAGCATCCGGGTAATAAGCGACCCAAATAATAATCCGCTTTATTTTACCGAAGACGTAGTGAATGCCGTTAGCAAGTGGAAAGGATTGCGATTTTTGGATGATATGGTGAGCAGTTATTGCTCTATCCTTCCAGTTACAGGGAGCAAGGGCATTCGTTATCGAAGTGTCATGCAACCTGCCGCACTCTCGCTATACCTCATGCAACACGGTATTTTTCGTCCGAGCGACGATATTTTGACACAGGCGACCCATCAGTCCATCAATCATTAACCAACACAAGGAACCAAACATCATGACAACAAACAGAATCGGAAAATCAGTAGAACAACTTCATGTCAATCCGCATGACATCATTGTTTTGTCCGAAATACAAAGTCGGGTTGGCGAACTCAACAAAGATGTCGTTGAAGAATATGCGCAGTTTTATCGAGACGGACACGATTTCCCGTTCATCAAAGTCGTTTGTATCGACGATGCAGGTAGTGAGTATTACGATCAACTTGTTCTCGCCGAGGGCTTTCACCGGCTCGAAGCCGCAAAACTCGCTGATATCGAAAAATTGAAAATCGAAGTCTGGAACGGCGACTTGGACAAAGCGAAGGCAATATCCATTCTTGCCAACCAAAAGAACGGGCTACGGCGTACCAATGCAGACAAGCGGAACGCTGTCATTCAAGCTCTTGAACACCCTTACTGGAAAGGAATGAGTGATAGAGCGGTGGCGCAGGAATTGGGGGTTACGCATCCATTCATTGCAAACGTGCGTCAAGAACAAGAGAACCGAGTGGTAAACGTTACCACGTGCAAATTCAGTGAAACGGACAAGGTGGTAGACGCACCGGCGCAGCGAAATCCGTCACATGAAAAACGAATCGGAAAAGACGGCAAATCGTATCCTGCTAAGCCTAATAAACCGTTACGCAAGACCGTTGCCGCAGAGCGAGAGCCGGAAACGAGATTTCTCAAAATACCGCTTCCTTTTAACCATTGTACTGCATACAAGCCATTTTTCGACGAATTTTTCCATCAAGATGAAGCAATCAAAAATAGAGTGATTGCCGAAGCGGAATTCCTCGCCAGTGTCATGCAAAATTTGACCGATTAACCAACGCCCTTCCCCACCCTTATATTTTCCTATCAGAGATGCAACTCCGTCCCTATCAAACCGAAGCCGTCCAAGCCGTTTACGAGCATTTACAAAGCCGAGACGATAATCCCTGCGTCGTGTTGCCAACAGCTGCCGGAAAAAGTCTATGTCTGGCACAAATCTGCTCCGATGCTGTTCTGCGCTGGGGCGGTCGGGTGTTGATCCTTGCCCACGTCAAGGAATTATTGCAACAGAACGCCGACAAATTGCACCGGCTCGCCCCGGAAGTAAATTTTGGAGTCTACTCCGCCGGACTAAAATCCCGCAAAACCAAAGAGCCGGTCATCATTGCCGGGATTCAATCGGTTCATAAAAAAGCCTGTACTCTTGGTCGCTTTGATCTGATATTAACGGATGAGTGTCACATGATTCCAGAGTCCGGGGAAGGAATGTACCGGACATTCATGAAGGAAGCGAAAATTGTCAATCCTGATGTCCGGCTCATTGGTTTTACAGCAACGCCATATCGCTTATCGAGCGGCATGCTTTGCAAGCCGGAAAACTTGCTCAATCACGTCTGTTACGAAAAAGGAATCAAGGAACTCATTCACGAAGGCTTTTTGTGCCGCATCCACACGAAAGTCCCCGCCGACAAGATTGACTGCTCGAAAATCCATGTCCGAAACGGTGAATTTCGTAGCGAAGAGGTAGCGGAACTCTTTTCAACCGAAGCCGCCGTTCACTCGATCTGTGCCGACATTCTGAAAAACACAGCAAGCCGCAAGAAAATACTGGTCTTTTGCGCTGACGTTGCCCAAGCCTCGCTCTTCCAACGGAAAATCATGAAACTTTCAGGTGAGGAAGCGGGACTCGTTACCGGCGAGACTTCTTCGCAAGAACGGGCGGAACTTCTTGCCCGTTTTCAGGGCAAGTCCATCACGTTACACGGGGGGTGTGAGCCGCTCCGGTGGCTCGTCAATGTAAACGTCCTGACCACCGGCTTCGATGCTCCAGCGATTGATTGCGTCGTTCTTGCTCGTCCGACACTTTCGCCGGGACTCTATTACCAAATGGTCGGGAGAAGTTTCAGACTCCATGAATCGAAAACGGACTCGCTCATTCTCGACTACGGCAGTAATATCCAACGGCACGGCTGCGTCGATGCCATCAGAATCACAACGAAAAACGGCAACGGAGACGGCGGCGAGGCACCTGTCCGGGAATGTCCCGAATGCCATCATGTAATTCCTATTAGCATTTCTCGCTGTGCCGAATGCGGATACGTTTTTCCTATAAAGGAACCCGAATCCAAACTCGATTCCACCGCCAGCAAAGACGGCATCCTTTCTGGGCAGATCACCGAAAAGGAATTTCCTGTTCTCCATGTCTCCTACTCAAAACACTACAAAAAGAATGGTACAGCGGACGATCCGCCGACACTCCGCATTGATTACGAAGTCGGTATCAACGAATTCGTCTCCAAATGGGTCTGCCCCGAACACAAGGGCTGGGCGTGGTCAAATAAATTCGTTCCGTGGTGGAAGCAACGCACCGACCTGACTCCGCCGACAACCGTTGATGATGCTCTTTCCTTTTCGCAATACCTTGCCGTTCCGCAGAGACTCACGGTCATTGAAACGACGGGGCAACACTTTTCTGAGGTTCTCGAACACGATTTTACTGAAAAGCCGGAAGCGAGTCCTGATAATATCCCGCCGAAAACTTGCGGCGATTGTGCACTCTATGACCGGGGCGATTGTCCGTACAAGACTGCCATGTTTGGTTGTGAACCGACCTGCGAACATTTTATCGCTTGTCAGTGCGATCAATGTCAGCACTGGAATCACGGCTGGTGTTACGAACATGAGAACGACGGACACCGAGCAACCGACACTTGCGAACTATTTCAGATACCAAACAACGCAAACGAGGAGGTGCCTTTTTGATGAGTCTCAAGGAAATTGCATTACAATATATCGACGCAGGTCTTTGCACTCTTCCTGCCCTCAAAGCGGAAAAACGTCCTGCTATCGGAAAGCGATGGAAGGAATATCAGTATCGTCTCCCATCGGAAGCGGAGTGGAAGTGCTGGTTCGCTGATGCTCTCTGTATCGTATGCGGAAAAATTTCCGGCAATCTTCGTGTTATTGATTTTGATCAGCAAGGCAAGGCATTTGAGTCATTTCGGGAACAATGTAGCCCAGAACTCTTTGATCGCCTCGTTATTGAAAGGTCGCAATCCGGTGGATACCATGTTGTTTTTCGCACGGTATCAGAAGTTCATGCGGATAAAAAACTGGCGAGAGATGCCAACGGCAAAACGCTAATCGAAACGTTAGGTGAGGGCAATTTGTTTCTCTGCACTCCCACTCCGGGCTACGAATTGAAACAAGGGGATTTTAGTCATATCCCGATACTTCAAGTACATGAAGCGGAATATCTTTTTGAATTGACAAGGGGATTCAACGAGTATCAAAAACCGACTCCGCCTCCTCCGATGCCAAAACGTTCTGCTCCGATACAAATGGACGGTAAACGCCCCGGCGATGCACTCAACGAAGACGGTATTGGTTTCATCAAGGAGATTCTGCAAAAACACGGATGGGCTTACGTGGGGCAACAAAGCGAGCATGATGAACTATGGCGGCGACCCGGTAAAAACGTCGGTCATTCGGCAATTTTTCACACCGATACCCCAACGTTCCATGTTTTTTCTTCAGATGCCGCTCCTCTTGATGCCACGACTTATTCCTATTTCAACGTCTATGCCATCCTCGAACATGGCGGCGACTTTTCCGCCGCAGCGAAGGAACTCGCTTCACTCGGCTACGGCGATGCACTTTCAACGACCTCTTTGTCCGGCTTCGTCACCATTCCGCCTTCCCAAAAGCAAGACACGTATGAAGAGGAAAACGCCGCCGAATCTGTTCCCATGCAAATGCCTAACGCTTTCGATGACTTCGCCGTAGAAAATTTTGATGAAATCAAACAGGATCATATCGAAGACCCCGGTCTGATACCGGAAGACCTACTCCATCCTCCAGGACTCGTTGGCGAAATCGCAACGTTTTGTTTCAACACCAATCCTGTTCAACAGCAAGAGTTCGCATTGGTAACGGGGATCACAATGGTCGCTCATCTTATTGGACAAAACTATCAAACACCCGATGCGTGCTGTTCCAATTTCTACGCCCTTTCGATTGGCAAGTCCGGTGCAGGAAAGAACAGAGCCATTACTTTTTTCAGGAGCCGCCAGATAAAAGAAATCGTCAAAAGCATCGTCGGCACCTTTTCTGGGCATGCCGCATTGCTGCGCTATCTCCAAAAAAAGACAAAAACGCTCCTCATGGTCTGGGATGAAGTCGGAGGAAAACTGGAAGAAATCGTCAAAAAGCCAAACTCCCCCACGTCTCAATTACTCGACTACCTCACCGAACTCTACTCGTCGGCAGAATCAAGCGTGTCCGCCGATATCAAAGTTTCTGATATTGAAGCACCCGACGTGACAGAGCCGCATTGTAGCCTATACGGTACAGGAACATTCAAAAGTGTGTTCAAAGCAATGACCCCTAACCTGATCGAACGCGGCTTCATCGGACGTGTTAATTTCTTTTTTGCCGACCAAAACAAAAAGAAACGAAAGATGCACGAGAGATTACCGATACCGGACAGTATTCTGGAACAGGTCAAAGCGTGGATACAGAAACCGCTCGCTCTCCCTATACCACAAGAACAATACCCGTCGTTGTTTCAAGTATTTCCCGAACCCACTGTCGTTACTTATACCGAAGAGGCAAAGCAGATTTTCGACCATTTTTGTGACCAATGCACGATTGCAGAGGAAAACACCTCCGAAGACTTCCAATGTCTTTGGGTGCGTAGCGTCGAAGAAGCAAAAAAACTAGCTCTCATCTATGCTTGCAGTGTGTCGATGGATGAGCCAACGATTGATACAGAAGCCGCAACATGGGCATGCCGACTTTCCGAACATCTCACTCTGCGAAAACTTTATATCGCCAACCATCACATGGCGGCAAACGAACAGGGACATCTTGAAAATGACATCCTGAATTACGTCAGGAAAAAGAAAAACCAAACCGCCACGCAAACAGAAATCACAGACCGTTTCAAAAAAGGAATCGATCCCACGTTACGAAAAAAAGCAATACACAACCTCGTGATTACAGGACAACTCGTCCGGGAGAAAAAATCAGTCAGCGGAACAAGAAAAACATCAACAGTTTACAGAATTCCGTACAAACCAAAAGCGCAAAGGAGCGACGAATAACCGGAATCAGAACCGGAATAAATTCCGGCTATTCACCAAAAACAACTCGAGAACAAGAAAAAAAAGCACACAAACTACGAATAACCGGAATAAAATTCCGGTTATTCGACATAGTTTTTCCGGTTATTCACAACCGTTTAAGACTAGAAAAATAGGGAGAACAACGAATAACAGGAATAATAAATAGATAGATATATATTTTTATTCATGACGTTACGTATGTATACGTATAAGAAAAATTCCGGTTATTCGTTTTTAACCATACCCCGCAGATTTTTTTATGAAAGTAACCAGCCATCAATATCAGAAGTAGGACTTGACCAAAAAGCCATTTCATACGTATAAACGGATAACATTTTTTTTCTGAAAAAGTTTGGAACCACACGAAAGATAGACACGCAAAAAACTGTGAAGGATTGCAATGACCGAAACGATTGACCTGATTACCACCAAGCAGAAAACAAAAATCAAGACTCTTGCAGAAAAGGGTTGTTCGATTCACGAAGTCGGTACGGCTCTCGGTTATACGGAGGGGCAGTTTGCCGCCATTCTTGAAGATGAGCATCACCCGTTCAATCAGACCTACTGGCAAGCGAAGGTGAAGTTTGCCGGACGGCTCCGAGACATGGCTCTCAACATTGCCGAGACAAGCGAAGACGATGCAGTGCGGGTACGGATTGTAGAGTTCCTTGCCAAAGAGAACAGCGAAGCCTTTGAGAATAAGCGGCAACATACCGGCTATACCAATATCAGGAAATTGCTCTCCCTTGTTCGGCAACAGTTTGAAACGAACCCTGACGGGAGCAAAAATAGGAAGGTTATCAAGCGAAATCAAGGTCGCATTCAAAGAGCACAGAAAAAGGAGGCGGCAGATGGACAATGACAAGCAGGATGCCCTTGCGATTATGGGGACACTCGGCTTTGACCTTGACGATGTTCGGGTGCTTTTCCCGGAGGTCAAGCGGGTTGCCGATGCGAAAATTGAAGAGTGCTTGAAGCGGGGAAAAGCCTTGCACCGGCTTAATGTTTCGGCAAAGTTGTACGGCATTATCGAATCGCCAACGACAAACCCACGAGACCTTATCGCTGCGGAACGGCACTTGCGGGATGTGCATGCGAAAGCATCGGCACAGACGGGAGCACAGGAATTATTGAATCTGTTGCGAGGAACGGTTCCCGCAATAGCACCACCAGACTATATCGACATAGAGGAGGACGACGACCATGAGGTCTAGGAAGGAAACACGGGCAATGCATGAGCGGAAGGCGGAGGATAAGTTCGCCGCTTATGAATTGTCCAATTCGGAGGATTTTGATAATAGGCAAAAGGCACGGAACATTTTGCGCTATCAACTTCGGCAATACTGTTTTGAGCAGCCGCCGACGTGCGCTCGCTGGGGCAAGCATTGTTTTACCTGCCCCCATGTGAAGTGCCGGGAGAACGAATTGTACGACGGCGAGAAAAACGATTACGACTTCGACCCGGACATCGACCGGTTCGCCAGCCTGTTTGACAACCTACAAGACATGGCGACGGTTTCCTACAAGGGACTGCTCGACGGCACGGCGGAGGCGCATGCGCCCCCACAACCCGTCGATATGGAACGGTCGATGATTTCGCTATTAGCCGCCCTTGCGGGTGCGAATTGCAACTGAAAAGTGCAGCGCGCAGCAGGGGCAAAAAAGACCTGATTCGGATTCATAGTCCGATACATAAACGATAAAACATTCGATAAAACGGCACTGACAATCAGTGCTTTTGGAAATGTTGCACTGAACCTTACACAAAACCACCCAAAAACGGAGCAAAAACGACGATGATTACACAATACGAATTTCACGAACTCTGCTGCATTTTTCCTCGATGTTCGGACGAGGAATTGCAACTTCTGGTATCCGATATTCGGGAAAACGGACTCCTGACCCCGATTACCCTCTTTGAGGGGAAAATCCTCGATGGGCGGAACCGGTATCTTGCCTGCCAGATGCTCAACATCGAACCGGACTATGTGGAGTTTGACGGCAAAGACCCGCTCCCGTTCGTAGTGAGCCGGAATCTTTGCAGGCGACATCTTTCGGAATCGCAACGGGCAATGGTCGCCGCCGCTATTATCGAATTGCAACGCAAAGAAAGCGGACGGTCAGAAGTAACAGTAGCGGAAGCCGCCGAGCAACTCAACGTCTCCGAGCGGCTCGTGTCGCATGCCGTCAAAGTCTTGCACGAAGGTACGGAGCAGGACATTCAAGACGTAATGTCCGGCGAACGGAAAGTCCGGGCAATTTCCGACGAAATCAGCAAAAACAACGACTTTATGCTTTCTCCTGTCGATCCGAAAGAAGAACAGATCAACGAATGGAAACACAAGATACTCGCAGGTGCGAAGGGATTGCGGAAAAGTATGGACGAAATGTTCCGCCTATCAAAATGGAGTCCGGCATACCAAAAGTTGCACCGGGAACTACGGACGATTATTTTTGATGAATAGGGAAAAAGAGTTTACAACAGCACCGATTAACATCAATGGAAACCAAGCAAAATCCGCAGTAAAGCGTCCTGCGTTTCGCCTTCTTCCGTATGGATAAACGTGGCATAAGCAGCGATGAATTGTTTACCTTTCCAAGTAATTCGATATTCAAACGCCTGCTCCGATTTGTCAATGGTGATCTGACTGGCAAACCCTGCATTGATGAGTAAACCCAACGTGTTTATAAATTCCGGTGAAATTTGCGCTAATGCTTCTTGGCAACTCGGAGCACCGTCTATTTTCTGTGCCATGTCAATCGCTGTCAGTAGTCGAAATGCCATGCCAAGATGTTCAAAAACTCTTTCTTGATACTCGCTTGGCGTTTGTTCATTATCAATATCGCTCATGCTTTTGCTATCGGTTGTTTATTTGAAATTCTTGAGTTTTGCTATCTTCACAAAATTGTCGCAAACAGCAAACTGTCTTATTATGGGGCATTATGCTTATCGATCTCAAAGACTGGCTTCCGCTCGACTATGTTTCGCAACAAGCCGAACTGTGGCATTCAAAGGCACGGTTCGTTTGTGTTGTTGCTCCCCGTCAGAGCGGGAAAAGCCTCTTGTGTTTCCGCAAAATCATTCTTGAATCCCTGCACCGTGAGGGGCGGTACATTTATGTTTTACCGACGATCAATCAGGCACGAAAGGTCTGCTGGAAGCGGATGTGCGAAATGCTGAAGCCGCTCATGTCCGAAGTCATTGCCATGAACAAGTCCGAACTCGCTTTTTACTTCAAAAATGGATCGATTTTAACACTTGAATCGGGTGAAAAACGGGAGAGAATCGAAGGAATCAGTATCACCGGGGCAATCATTGATGAATCTTCCGACCAGTTGCCCGGCTTGTTTGATCTGACGGTACTTCCGGCAATGGCACAGGTTCCCGATTCGTGGGTATGGCGGGTTGGCGTTCCGAAGTCGAACGGGATCGGCGGGCAGGATTTCAAAGAGACCTGCGAAAAATATCATGCCATTTCCGCAACCGACGACCAATACGCCTACATCCATTGGTCTTATGCGAACAAAGATTTTCGGGAAGTTTTGCGTGTATCGCTGGACGCAAAGGGTTTTCGGGAGCAAGCCCTCGGCAAATGGGCGACTTATGCCGGTGGATGCTATTATGCTTTTGCCGACGATAATATCCTGACCGACGATTACAAAATCGATCCCAATCTGCCTATCCTTTTCGGGTTCGATTTTAACGTCGATTGGTATTCTGTGGTCGTCGCCCAGTACAAAGACGAAATGTTTTATGTTTTCGACGAGGTACGGCTTGCCAATTCCAATACCCGTGCCGCTCTGGACGTGCTGGTTGCCAAGTACGGCGGCATGGCTCGGCAATACATTGCCTACGGTGATGCGGCGGGTCGGCATCGGCAGACTTCTGCGGATATTTCCGATTATCTTTTGATTGAAGCCGAAAAGAGAATCCCGATGAAAGTGATTTTTCCCCGGATCAATCCTTCGGTAATTTACCGGATTGAGCGGGTCAATTCGTTTTTGAAAACCGCCGACCATACCATTCGGCTAATGATTTCTCCGAAATGCCGGTATCTGATCAAAGACCTTTTTTCGGTAACGTGGAAAGAAGGGACACGGGAGCAGGACAAAAAGAATCTCGAACTGACCCATTGTGCGGATGCGTTAGGTTATCTTCTAATTTCGCACGAAGAGCATTACGGACAGCATAAAGTCATTCTGATGCGGGAAAAGGATATTTTGGAGGAGGTCGCAAAACGTTCGCAAGAGGGAGCGGGTTACGACGTGTCGCCGAAACTGGTAGAAAAAATTACCGGGCAAAAACTCCTCTCTCCAAAATCGACAGTTTTTCTTCATGGGAGAAAATAGGAACTATGACAGAATCAAGGAACACGACTCCCAGACGCAGGAAGCGCAAGCGGAAGAATCCAGTTGGCGCATCCAAGTACGCCGCATTTACCGGAGCGGCGGGTGGGGCAATCACCGGAGCGATAGTGTCTCGTATTGCTGACCGAACGGCAACTGCCGTAGAAAACGGTGTGGCGAAAGCCGCCGAAAAACATCATTTTAGCCGGAAATCAGAGAACAGTTGGGAGCAGGCGGCGCAAAACGTGAATTAACGGACGGCAAAAAATCTGTTCCTATCGTCCGCTTCCCAGAAGTCTGCACATGTACAGTCTTTTATTTT